TTTATAAGCATCGCAGTCCTTATTAACGCCAGCACGCTCATACCCCGATGCCACGGCTTGTGCAAGACGTGCTGCACCGAGTCCAGCTTAATTCCGGCTGTGGTGGGTTCTGCAACGCCCCCTTATAAAGCTCGTCAGCAAGTTTTTGACGAGATGCAAACGTTTCCGGATCGATAGAAGCACCGCGCCCCATCACCGTAATTCCATGTCCAAGTGCCATTGTTATCTCCCTAACCAAATAACCAGGAAGACAACGGTCCTGCAACCGCACTTCCTATACCAAAAAGACCGCTTGTCTGGGCATTGTTTTGCGCCTGATTTTGCTGGTATCCCATGTTGTAATTTTTCAGCTGGCTGTTATAAGCCGACTGTGTCATGCCCGCAAGGTCAGGGGACCTTAACGCGGACTGGTTATATCCTGGGCTTGTTTGTGTTGTTGGATTCTGTATGGCCTGGCTTCCTTGTAAAAGTGAGGCCATTGCGTTAATGTTTTGATTTTGCTGTGAAGTTTCACGGCCAAACTGATCCGCCGCCAGCCCAGATTGTGTTTGATAAGGGCGCTGCGCTTCCCCAATCTGCTGCTGCCTATTCACATTCGAATTGTTATACATCATGTTTTGAATGTTATAACCCTGATTCACCGACTGGTCGGCAAGGGCTTGTAATTGCTGCGTGCGATTGCGCGAAAACTTATCCATTTGACCTTGATATCCTTCACTGCCGAGGGGATTGCCCGCTTGCGTCAGTTGGTTTTCAAGGCGTTGCTGCTCATACTCCATGTCCGGCTTTAGAAACGAATAGGCACGGTCATAATAAGCTTTACCTGCCTTGTCCCTGTCAGCACTATAATCTTCCATACTGCCCACGGGCGCTACACCACGGTAATCAATGCTGGTGGGAATCTTTGATTGGTCAAAGGTAAGGGGCTTATCGCTTTGAAATGTATTTGCCCAGTTGTTGCCAAGTTCACCAAGGCGCGCCATGATTTTATTGCGCAAGTCGTATTGAGATTGCTGTTCAGGGCTTAATGAAATCGTCTGCGTAGGGCGATTGACACTTTTGTCAGTATCATCAAGGTTATAACTCATGGTGTCGTATGAGATGTTCCCATAAGGACCCGTGACGCTTGGATTTAACAACACAGCGTTAGTCATTGCCGTTTTACGGTCCTGGACTCCTTGTGCTGCTGCCGTTGCTGCTGGATCAGGGGGTTGCGGGGGGGAATAACCACCACCGCCGCCACCGTCTTTTCCAAATACTATTTGTGGTCTAAAATGGTTAAACATGTTTACCCCTTATATCCATCGACATTCATCTTTTAATAATCCAAGTAGGACCATGTCCTCAGCTTTTGACGCAACAAACCCATGGCGTTTAATGCCTTCAATCTGGAATCCGTAAGCTTTTGTGAGCTTTATAGACGCATGGTTACTTATACGTATACTGCTGTTGCATCTTTTTAATTTTGCTTGATTAAATATATAGTCACACAAGACACGCCCTATACGCTTGAAAAGAGACGGGCTCATAATCCCCTTATGATTTAAAGTCATGTCAAGATTGCATTCGTGATTGTTTTTGAAGTCGTATAGAGATGCCGCCCAAAGCGGCTCACCATCATCGCGATATTCACCAAAGCAAACACACTTCTCCGTTGGGAAAGATTCCTTCAATTCATCCGTAAGACTTCCACCCATTTTTGTATGACAGTAACGGAGCAGGTTTAAATCGTTGATTTTCACGTCCCCCATCAGATACGACTCCCCTTATCAACCACGAAGTCAGTCTGGAAATAATCAACAGCACTGGGGCTTGCGAAGGTTAAGTGAAGGCTTAAGGCATAACAAAAACTATTAAGGTTCAAATACTTGCTAATCGTCCCCGTGGTTGACCACGCAGTACCCCATGCATCACCCCATTCCGCACCAAGGGATGCATAGGTAATGGTATAAGGCGTTGAAAACGATTCCTTATAATCCGTGGCATATTTAATGGTAAGCGTCATATCGGAATCGTAACGTGCCCATGGCTTAAACGCCGTGGTGCGGATGGTGCCCCCACCCTCTGCAAACTTAAAATAAGGCGTTTGAATGATACCGGTAACCGATGCACCATTGTCCGTGGTGCCCGTGTATTTATAGACGGTGCCGTTTGTGCTGCCGAAATACAAATCGTTGCCAAACGTTGCCCAGCACCGCGCATTGAATCCCGTAAAACGACACCAAGCTATTGTGTTTACATTAAGGACGTGCTGAACAAAGGTATTATTCGATTGGGGGACGTTCACCATCATAAAGTTGTTGGTGGGGGATAAGACTACTTGCCATCCAAACGACGTTGGGTATGTTGCAGCGGCAGTGCTGGCAGCACCCTTTATATACTTATTGATGGCATCGTTTGTTTTACCAAAAGAAAGGGGTAGCAAGGAGGACATGGTCACGTACCCCTCGTTTGTCACCGATAATACGTCTGGACCAAATTTAACGATGCCCCGTGCTGATAACGGGCGCCCCGATTGAAAGACCCCTATAAGGACAAAGTCAGTGGCGGGGCTGGTGCCTTGGTAAATAATCACCTCACCAGTGGACATGAAAAAACACAGGTTATCATCCTGTCCCGAACCGCCATCTTTTGTGATGGCCTGGATAGCAATTAAGTTCCCACCAAAGTTCCCAGCGCGCCCAAGTGGAAATTCCGTTAATGCACCACCCAACGTGTTGAGTGCCGAATACCAAAAGCTTTGTGAGTTACTGACCGTAAAATAGCTTCTAAATTTAAAAGTCGTAATGCTGTTAAGCAGCGTGATGGTTGGTCCCGATACGGTCATTGCGGCCACGGTTGTGCCATTATACGTTTGGGGTGCGTCCGTGCCGTTTACAAGACCAAGCACTGCATTGAACACAGTGCCTTGCCATTGATTGCTTGAAAATCCTGATGCTAAGGACGTTGCAATACCTGCCGTGGTGACGTCAAAGATTGAACCATTTGATGCGGCAATCATTTTAGAAATGCTGCCGCCACGAAGCTCAAAAAGTGAATCGACGTTGCCCGCCCCTACACCCGTGGCGTGGGATGCATACCCCTTGCGAAACGCCACACTGGCTGTACTCGGCATGATGTTATCCATCACAATGGCCATATCAGGTGGCACGTTTGCTATGGAATCTGTGGTATTCCAGCCCTTAATTGGTGAGGGGATTGAGAGGTTAGGCATCAAGCACTCGGATAATCAGAATCTTGTGTATAGGCACCCATCCACCAAGCGTTACTTCTCCCCGACATGCTAAGTTGTTTGCGCCCGAACCCGTCTTTTAGAATGGCGCGTTGTATCTGCGCTTCATAATCAAGGGCCTCATAAGATCCCTGCAGTTCCGCGGTGCTTATAAGTGATTTGGCCACCAGAAAGCGAAGCTTGGTGCCCATTTCAACAAGGTATTCTGGAATTGTTGTGACGTCCGTATCAAGTGTAATCGCGGCTTTGCCGACGCCCCCTGACGTTTGGTATATGTTAAGCGTCGTATACTCATAGTTAATGGTATCCGCACTTGATGGGGTTGGGGTGATGTAAATCAGATTGTTATAGACATAGACCATCTTGTCGATGCCAGAACTTATTAAGTAGTTTTTTTGAATTTCATAATCTTGGGAACTTATGGGCGCAATCAAAGGACGCCTGGCCGTGTAATTCCAAATTGTACCTGGAATAAAGTCCTTAAAGTCAGTGGGTAAGATATAGGATTCCGTCCCACTCACAAAGGGAAAAGTTCCACGCTTCACAAGCTTTTGCCAAGGGAAGCGATCTGATAAGGATCGCGTCTCTTCCCTTATGAGGGATAGCAGCTGAATTGCAAGTTCATCAGCACTTCCAACAACAGACGTTGGGCTTGAAAACCCCGTGGCCGTTGCAACGTTTTGGGCAATCGTTAAAATAGACATAAACGCCCCCCCGGCATCAAAAACTTAATCCCGTAAATTTGCAAAAATCTTCATCGTTGTTGTCCCGGCGTAAGTGCCGGTGGACGTGAATTTCACACGCAATTGATCCCCTAAAAGACCATCTTTGCAGGTATTGGCCAC